ATATAGACGCAGGTTAGGACACCAGCAATAATACTGATTATCCCGCCTGCTACCCTAATAGACGCTTCTATTTCTGGCAGCATACTTACTATAAATCCTGTAGTCGAAATAATCGTTCCAAATATTCCGTGACTGGTAGCGTTGTCGTTCATCCGTTTAGAATGTTAAATGCCTCTGTAACTGTTTCCGAAAAAGAAAATGGTGGGATGCCCCAATCTTCTTTTGGTTGATTATTCTGAACGTATTCAGCAAGAATCATATTAGTCCACAATCTTACAGCATCAAGTTTTGGACTTACTTTTCCTGCCGCTTGAAGTTGCGCCGTAAGGTCAAGTAGCGTTACTAATTGCGTTGGCCCGTAACCTTCTTTCTCCAGCCAAGCGTTTGCTGTATAAGTCGCGGGTGGTGGAATGATCCAATATCCCGGCCCCCATATTGCGTCTGGCGTAGGTTGTGGAGGAGTTAGCTCATACTCTCCAAGTTTGGGATTGCTTGTCTCTACCCAAAGATCAATAGTTTCTTGCGCGATGTCTTTGCGTTCAAATGTTGTTTTGTTGAAATAGTTAGGCATAGACTCTTGGATGGGTTGCTACTGTGGCGGAATTGTTGTTGGTAATTGTCAAGCCTCCTTTGGCGTCGATGAGGTCGCGGATTAACGGGGCGTAAAAGACAAGGCTCTGCGGGCGCACCTTGTCGCAGGTCATTCCTTTGGCGAGGGATGCTACTTCGGCGGCGGTGAGGGCTGCGTTCCAGATGCCGACTTCGGCGATCAATCCATTCATTCTATTAGTTGCAGCCACTGCATTTGCGCCAATTTGAGATCGAGTTAAAATAATATTATTTTGAGTGCTTGTATTTGTTGAGCTATTTCCACCATTGATATATGCAGTTCTATTATTTAAACCTGTCCATACTCCTGCCGCGTGGTTCCATGTGTTTGCGGTATATCCTGCGGTAGTATATGCAATATGTAATAACCCAGGCCCTCCAAAATCAAACGCTCCAACAGGATCTCCTGCATTTGCACCAAAAATGGCAAGTGCAAAATAATTAGCTGCTGCGGCGGAGACAGAGACCAAATAGTCGCTTGTAGTAGTCTGGCTTGCGTTAAACCAGCAAGCCATGGTTAGTGGAGGCCCACTTACCGGAGAACTTGTCATGCTCAAATACTGACTGCTCGCCGATGTGAAATTGTAAGCCATATCAAGCCATGCTCCTTACTTCGACGGCGATGAGTTCGGCATCACCTGTCATGGTGTCGTTGGTGGCATCGCTGCCGACGCGAGAAATTCTGATGCGGTAAGGCTCACCAACCGCCACGCTGTCGATTGTGGAGAGTGAGATGCTGGTGGTGCTGGGAATGCCGCTTGTGCCGTTTGCCGTTCCATTTCCTTCGGCTGCGGTGTCGAAGCTGTCGGCATCGAGGTCGGTGTTGCCGCGCTCCAATGCTACGCGCCAGCGCACATTGCCGGTGGTAGCGGTGGTCGCCATCCATGCGATTCGCACGCTCAAGCCGCTGGCGAGGTCTGCCGCTTCGGGGATGATTGACGGGAAGATCGCGCTCTCGATGGTGGCATCGTCAAAATCGAGGACGGCAACCGAGTTGCGCGTGTCGAGCGTGGCAAACAGAGTCGCTGGCGGCGAGCTATGGCGCGGGGTGAATACGGCGAGGGTCTTTGTGCCGGATGCACCGGAGAGGATGGGTGTGGCGATCATGGTTTAGCTGTAAGAAAGTGAGGTTCTGGAAGACCACGCGCCGGTGGCGCTGGATTCGGTGCTGGTGGTCCCTGCGGCGTTGAAGATGGTTCGGGAGATTTCCCAGTTGGCGCTGTCGTAGACGCTGCCGGTGTTGGGGAATTCCGAGTAAAGGAGAAAGCCGAGGTAGGTAGTGGTGCCGTCGCTTGAGAGGTCGAAGGCCCAGACGCGGTCGGGGGCGTCTTTGGTGCCGGCAAGTTTGTATATTTCGCCTGTCGCAGGATTGCGGCTGTAAAGACGGCGGTCGGCGTGGTTGATGGCGATCTCGCCGAGGGCGAGAGTTGGCGGAATTGCTCCGCTCTGGACCGACTTTTTCGGAATGATGGTTGGATTTGGCATGGGCCTTTTTTTATTCAGCGGAAATTTTAAACTCCCCCGCTTGGCGAGGCGGCATAGGCCGCCCCGCCGGGGAGTGGTTGCGGTTAGTAGGTGCCGCCGTCGATGCTGGCCTCGAGGCTGTCTAGGCGAGCGTCGAGCGCGTCGTCTGCACTGGCGCGGGCGGTTGCCTCGCTAGTGATGTTCGTCTGCAAGCTGGTGTCGGCGCTGGCGCGGGTTGTCGCTTCAGCGGTGATGTTGGACTGAAGAGTCGTGTCAGCGCTGGAGCGTGTGCTTGCTTCGGCGGTGATGTTCGACTGCAGAGTCGTGTCGGCGGCTGCGCGTGCGGACTCTTCGGCGTTGATGTCGGCCTCTGCTGCGGTGACGCGGGTGGCGAGGGCTGTCGCGGCGGACTCAACGGTGTCGATGCGGCCACCGAGGGCGGTGTCGGCATTCGTGCGGCTCGTCACTTCGGCTGCGAGCGCGGCGTTGTTCGATGTGACATAACCTGCGAATGCGGAATCGTTGGTCGTGTCGACCGAATTGATCAATGTGACGATCTCGGCGAAGCTGTCTTTGTCGGCATCAGCGGCGGAGAGGATCGCATCGATGCGGCCTTTTTCAGTCGTGATCTTGCCGTCGAGGGTCGTGTCTGCCGAGCTACGAGCGGAAGCTTCTGAGCTGATCGCGGCGGCGCGGTCGATGATCTCTTGAGCGAGGTTTGCGGCTACAACGCCTTCGGCTGCGGTGGCGCGGCTGATCTCGTTATTGAGGTTTGTCGTGAGGGTCGAATCCGCTGCGGAGCGAAGCGAGGCCTCGGCTGCTACGGCGTCAGAAACGAAGGTCTTCTTAGCGAAGACATGCTCGCCGCCGATTGGCAGGACGCCTTCGGCTGTGCCGATGAAAAATGACTTATTTGTGGAGTCGAAGGCTACTTCCCCGACTTGAAGCGAGACCGGCGTGCCGGAACCGCGTTTGATGCGAATGATAGGATTAGGCATGACTAATTAGGTGGTGTTGGTGGTTTTGGTTTTGGCTGTTCGTGGTGGGGTGAGTTGTCAAAAATTGCCAGCGTCGATGACGGGGATCATGAGTGCGTAGGCGGCTGCGGTGGTGCTCCAGCGGTAGGGCATCCCCTCGTCAAGGGCCATGTAGAGGCGGTCCGGCTTTCCGCTGCTCGGAAAGCTCGAGCGGCTCGGGTATTCGACGATGACGGCGGGGAGTGTGAGGTCGAACGATGAGAGATCGAGCGTCTGCCGGATGTTGGATTCGCTGATCGTTGTCATGAGTAGGCGAGCGATGTGCGGTTAGCCCACGAGCCGACGGCGGTGGTGGTGGCGAGGATTTGGCCGGCGGCGTTGAGGGTGCTGCGGCGGATGGTCCAGGTGGTGGCGGTCTCGGGCAGGGCTGGCGCGGCGGGGCGGTTGGCGTTGAGGAGGCGGCCGCTGTAGGTGGTGAGGCCGTTGGCGCTGATGTCGAAGGCGTAGAGGTAGAGGGTGGGATCGATCGGCGGCTGGACGGTGCGGAGGCCGAGCGCGGTGCAACTGATCTGCATTCCGCTGGCGGGCGGCGCGTCGAATGTGATGGTGCCGGTGGCTTCGCTGACGAGGTAGTCGGTGGTGGGGGTTTGCGCGACGCCGTTGAGGGCGACGAGGACATGCTCGGGATCGCTGCTGACTAGGCCGTCGATCGGGAAGGTGGTCGAGACGCCGTCGCCGATGCGGACCGTGGTGTTGATCGAGAGTCCGGGGGCAGCGGCGATGATGTAGGACGAAAGGCCGGTTATCTCGGTGGCGGCGTGGGTGTGGACCGTGTCGGCTTTGCTGGCGAACTCGGCGGAAACCCAGAGGTCATAAGCAGGCGAACCAAGCTCAGGGCGGAAGAGCGCCCAGGAAAAGTGACCGGGGGGATAACCGGGGTTATTCGGGTTCGAAACTCTTTTGTAGAGGAGGCCGTCGGTGTAAGTGACGACATCGCCGTATGTGTAGTCGAGGCCGTTGTTATAATCTCCGCGATAGGTGACAGGCTCAGGCTGGAGGGCGGTGTCGGCGAGAGCGCCTTGGGCGGCGGTGGCTTTGCCGTCGAGTTGGGTCTGGAGCGATCCGATGCTGGCGGCTGCCTCGGCGATGGAGTCGAGAGAGGCAGGGTCCAGATTCGCGGCGAGGTAGTCGATCCTCTGGCCGAGGGCGGTGTCTTCGGTGGCAAGGGCGGCGAGGTCGGCATCGAGGCCGGTGATCTCGCTCTTGAGGTGCGTGTGGGCGGAAGGTGCGAAGGTGCTCGGCTTGCCGGTCAGGGATGACCAATCGACGGGCGGGGAGACGGCGACGACGGCAGAGGCGAAATCGGTGATCTGCGACGCGGTGTGCGTGTGAGCGGTCGCCGGGAAGGTGGCGGGCTTGTTGAGGACGCTGTCCCAAGTGGGCGGCGGGGCGAGTTCGGCGATGGCCTGCGCGGTGCGCAGGGGCGTCATCCACTTTTCGTTGTCGGTGCCTGCGGTGGCTTCGGCTTGGGTGGCTTTGCCGTCTGGCAGCGCGGCGGGGGTAGCTTCGTCGCCGAGGATGACGGAGTTTTGAACTTCGACTTGGAGCGTGGCGGTGCGCAATGCCTGGCTCGGAGCTGTCCAGCGGATTTCGAGATAGGCGCTGATGCTGGCAGGATCGGAAGAAAATGCGGCCTCGACCGGGACAGTATTCAGATCGAGGATGGTTTGGCCGGGGGCCGCCAGAGCGAGAAAGTTGGAGTCAGAAAAAGAGGTCTTGAGTGCGACGGTGGTCTGCGTGCCTGCGACGGGCGATACGGCCACGCCGTTCTCCACGAAGATGACTTCAATGGGAACTTGGTCGCGGCGTTTTAAGACGAGCGATTGCAACGCGACATTCGACGCGGCGGACTTCACGAAGCGCCGGTTTTTTTGGTCGAGGAAGAGTTTCATGCCGCTTGACCGAGCGGCGGGTGTCAAATCGGGAGGACTTCCGAGCTATTGCTGGAGCGGTTCGGAGACTGGTTCCCATTTACCGAGGGGGCATCGCTCGGTTGCCATGCGGAGCTTGGCCCAGGTCGAGCAACCGCACTTGCGGCAACGGCCCGTGGCGTTGAGTGCGGTGGCGTCCCATTCGGGACAGGCGCGGCAGGTTGCTTCGCGGCTGGCGAGTGCTTCGGGTGAGGTGGTCGCGAAGCCTGATGATGCGAAGCGGTGGCCTGCCTGCATAGCGGAGCGCATTTGGCGGTGCGTATCGCGTAACGATTCTGGCATTTTGGCTAAAAAGTCCTCGTAGGTCATGACACGGTGACGGTGAAATTGAACTCCGTTGGGCCGCCCATGAATGGCGGCACGCATTGCACGGAGATGGTCATGGGATACACGCCTCGAGGATCGAGACTTGTGATGATTTGAATTGCCTCATCATTCACCCCACACAAATCAGGGTATCCCTCGAACTCAAATTCAAATATCCCAGAAACAAACAGGTGCAAAGTCCAGCAACACGGATGCAAAGGAGGAGCGCCAAAAAAGCCATATCCAGCTCTATAAAGGTTTATTAAGTATAATCGCTGGTTTATTGGTCCCGGCCCAAACCCATCCCAAGAATCGGAGCAAGTGCGCGGCGGAATGTTTGGAAATGGAACAAGATTGCAATTGTCTGAAGGGCAAATTATCGGAGGATATTGAAATTCTTCTGTGATATCGACTTGATCCCCAGTAAGTGAAAATGTGAAATTTCCAGAAAATGGCGCGCAATCACGGCACGGCTGGAAGTCCTGTGACCCACAACACGCGCAATTCACAGCGCGGAGGCCGTCGGTTTTGATTTTGATGGCTCCGGATGATGTGCGGCCGAGGGTCATGGGAATTTAACCACAGAGGACACAGAGGACACAGAGAGGAAGGCACATAGCTGGGCTGGGATCATTTCAAATCCTCCGTGATCTCCGTGCTCTCCGTGGTGAAAAATTTCTTACCGACTCTCATCAGCATTCCTCCGTTGAGATCCAAGTCAGCGAGCCATTCACCGCGCCGAGGACATGGGTTCCGCTGCCTGGAACGGCGGGGAGATTCAGGGTTCGTTGGCCGTTTGCGCCTCCTGATACCCATGAGGTGGGAATATCGATGGCGACGGCGTTGAAATTCTTGTCGAGGTCGGCGCCCTTTAATGAATACGGATAAGCACCACTGGCCGAGGTGTTCGCGGCTTTTGCCAAATCCGCAAAGCTCACTGGTAAATTCATGGCGTTTGCGGAACTTGAAATTCTCCGAAATCTATGGGATTCGGCATAATTGAAAATGTTGCGCTTGACTCAATAATATCGCCAAAGTTTCGGTATTCATAGGAATTCCCCTGCGCAAACGCAATCGTTGGAGTCAAAGGAAGGGGGGCATGGTTTCCAGACCACTCTGGAGTTATTCCTGGGAATATTTGGCTGACCGTGAAGGTGGCACCTTTTAGAGAGGCGCCGGCGGCTATTGTGCCGATACTTCCGATCCCTAAAATTTTAAATTCATCATCATCCGCCGGAGTGGAAATAGTTGACGGAGAACTTTTCAGAAAAGGCTTTACGAATTTTTTGTTGGTTATTAAGACAGAAAAAGTTTTTCCGTCGTCTACATAATTAAATGGAGGATTAGCGTCGGGGTATCTCTTTGTGACTCGAAAAAGTAAGGTCGTTACAGAAAAATTGAGCTCTGTCAGAGTCTGGACCCCCGCTTTGCCAGGCACAATGCCATAAGCCGAAACGACGGCGGATTGCAGGCCGTTGCCGAGGTCGCGGTATTCTGGCACGCCGTAAACTTTGGCTCCGGTGTCTGCGTCGTCGCCAGGGAACGGGTCGCCCTCGGTGGCCACCAAGCCATTTTCGGAAATGCTGCCGATAAATTCCTGCTGGATCAAAACGAGCCCGCTGCTCCATGAACGCGTGATGCGGCCGGGCTGCGGGATCCAATCGTTGATGGCGCTGTAAATCATGTCAGGACAGGGCTGGGGAGCTTGTTGCTCAGGGTGGTGAGGAGGGTTTTGATGTCGGTGACGAGGCCGGTGAGGCCGCCTTGGGCGTTGCCGCCACCGCCGGAGGTGGCGCCGGAGAGGTCGAGTTTGATGGGCTTCTCGAGTTCGGCGCGGATGTTTTTGATTGCGTCGCTGGCATCGAGGGTGAGCTTTTGGGCGGTGCTGGTGAATCGATCGAGGGAGGTTTTGAGCGGGGCGGTGTCGGCGTCGAGGGGGACTTTGGCGGTCTTGGTGGAGAGGTCGGCGATCTTTTTCTCGGCGGTGGTCGTGTCGGCGTCGGCGGTGATGGTGGCTTTTTTGCCGTTCGCGTTGAGGATAGCGGTGAGGGCGTCTTTGGCGGTTTCGGCGTCTTTTAGATTTAAGGTTTCCAGAATGAGGTTGGTGCGCTTTTCGCCGACGAGGCCGTCAAGTTGGTTTTGGAACGCATCCATGGACTCAAATCCCTGGGATTTCAGGAGGAGCTTAGTCTCTTTTGTTAGGCCGACAGAATCGAGTTTGCGGACGGCGCGATCGAAATCCTCCTCGCCGGTGATCTGCATGGCGAGTTGGCGCTGCGACTCGGTGGGAATGCCTTGGAGGTTAGCTAAAACTTCTTCGATGCTACTCGCGCCGATCGCCGTAAAAGCGGCCTGATAATTTTTGTTAATTTGCTCCATGTTCTGGAGCGTGGCAAAGGCATCTTTGAGGTTGTCCTTGCCGGTGACTTCGAGGGCGACGGCGATGGCTTTCGGGTTGGAGTTTGCGGAGATTTCGGCGAGGAGGTCTTTCCACCGGGTGTCGTCCACCGTGGTGGTGACCGTAACGACGACATTCTTGTTGCCGATCGCTTCGGCGGCGTTTTTGGCGTTGACGAAATTGGTGGCGAGGCGGGCGGCTTCGTCGGCATTCACGCCGAGCTTGGTCTTGTATTCCTCGGTGAGCTTGGCGATTTCCTGCTGGCCTTCGAGTTGTTGCTTTTCGCTTTCGAGCGTTTTGACCAATTCCTCGTTCCCGGCGGCTTTGGCTTCGTTGATGGCGGTCTCGAGTTCGACCAGCGCGGCGGCGTTGGCTCTCTCGGTGGCGGCGGCGGCTTCGGCTTCGGCGCGGATTTCGGCGCGCTTGGCGAGTTCGGCTTCGGTTTGAGCGGTGGTGGCGGCGCGTTGTTCGTTTGTGGCGGCGACTCGCGTAGCGATTTCGGCCTCAATGTCGGCGACCTTTTGGGCCTGTTCTCCGGTATTGAAAAACTCGGTGTTTGCTTCGGAGAGGTTTTCTTTAAAACGATCGACGCTCCCCGCGAGATTGGTGCCGATGTCTTCGGCAGCGAGTTCGGCGGCGATGGGGATGCGTTGGAGGGCGAGTTCGGCGGAGGTGGCTCCGGCCTCGGCGCTCTGTTTTAGGCTCTCGGCCATGCCGGAAAACATTGGCCCCATGCCTGCAAAAGTGTCGGCGAGAGACCCAGCGACTTTTTCTTTCACATATCCGGCGACGAAATCGAAAGCCGACTTGATGACCATGAGCGTGGGGCCATCAGAGCGGAAAACATTGGCGATGATTTCGGCGACGGTATCAAAGGCGGCAGAGAAAATGTTGATGATCGAGTTGCCGGTCTGCATGACCTGGAGCTTTGCGGACTCGAAGAAGGCTTTGAAGGCGAGGCTGATTTCGCCGACCGAGATGGCATCCACGGCGGACTGAAAGCCTTTCATGGCTTGCTGACCGCCGAGGAAGGAATTGGCGAGGTCTTGGCCGATCTTGGCGGCGTCGATACGGGAGAGGGCCGAGGTGATGGCGTCGATCGCGGGGAGGGCTTTGTCGAGGATACCTGCGGCGAAGTCTCGGACTTTTTCTCCGATGGTTTTGAAGCGGTCGCCGACGGCGTCGAAGACCGAGGAGCGGCGGTCCATGATCTCGGCCATGGAGCCGACGGTGTCGCGGGCTTCGCCGAGTTCGCCGTCGAGATTGGTGAGGAGGGGCAGGAGTTCGGCGCCGCTCTTGCCAAAGACTCCCATGGCGGCGGCTGCGCGCTGGGTGGGGTCGTCGATCGATTGGATGCCGGAGGAGAGGATTTTGAACTGCTCGGTGGGGAGCTTGCCTTCGAGTTCTTCGACCCTCACGCCCATCATGGCGAAGGCGCTGGCAGCCGTGCCGGAGCCATCGCGGGCGTCCTCGATGTTCTTCTGCATTTTTGCAATCGAGCTGCCGACTTTGTCCGCGCCGATGCCGGAATTGTCGAACGCACGCTCGAGGACGAGGAGCTTGCCTGCGGTCTCGCCGGTGGAGGCGGAGAGGTCGGAGAGGCGGCCGCCGAGGTCGAGGGCGTCAGTGAAGCCTTGGATCGTGCCACGCACGGCGGCGAAGGCGGAATCGAGGACGGCGGTGAAGGCTTTGGCGGCGATTTGGCCGAGGCCAACGGCGGCGACGAGCTTTCCAAATCCCATGCCGCTCTGCTCGCCCATTTTCTCGCTCTTGTTTCCGGCGTCTTGGATGTCCTTGCCAAGTTCGCCGACTTTGGGGGCCGCGCCTGCGGACTCATTGCCGATCGCTTGGAGTTGCTTCTCGAGGCGCTCGACTTGGCCGAGGCGCTTCATGGTGGATTCCAATTCCTCGAAGGAGAGTTCGCCGCTTTTTACCTTCCCCTCGAGGGTCTGCATCTCGCTTTGGATTTTCTTCAGGCTGTCTTGCAGCCCGACATCCTTGGCGCCGAATTCTACTGAGACATCGGCCATGGCTTACGCGGCCTCCTGGAGTTTGAGTTTTCTCTTTTTCAAAATCGTCTCCATTTGCTTTTTCATTTTCTGCGCGACGAAAGCCATGCCGTTGAGTTGCTCAGTGAGGCGGAGGACGCTGTCGGCCCATGGAAGGGAGTTGGTGAGCGTGACGGTGGGGGCGAAGATGTTGCTGGTGTTGTCCTGCACGGAGCCGGTGCCGGGCTTGTTGCGGAGCCACCACTTCTCGAAATCGTAGGTCTGTGAGCGCGAAATGACTTTCTTGAGCTTCAACGCGCACTCAGCCCAGCCTGCTTTGGCGAGGCCGACTTTTTGCTGGCGCTCTTTGATGTAGTTAAAGAGCGAGGTGGAATCAGCCCCGAGGTAGAATTTCTGCGGGCGCTTGAATGTGCGGCCGGTCCGAGGATTTCGGTTGTCTCGGTGGATGCCTGCGTAGTCGCCGGACTCCACCACCGTGAATGCCTCGGACCCCATGCCGACTGCGGCGAGGGTGGATTTGAGCCCAGTCCAATTCCTGGCTTGGAAATTCTTGGTGAGGCTTTTTTTCAAACGCTCGCTCTGCGTTTTCCCGAGGAATTGCAGAAAGTAGACCGGCGGCTTGATGATGTTCGAGATGTCCTTCCGCACGCGCTCGGTGCCGACTTTTTCATCTTTACCGAAAGCCTGCGTGCGGCGGGCAAATTCGACACACAGGAGACGAGCATTCAAGTGGACTGCGTCGGGAATGGTTTTCCCTTGGATCTCGGCGTAGTCTTTCATGATCTGCTCGAACTTGAGGTTTTCTAATTTGATTTTGGGCATCTCAGGTCAGGTTCTCGAAAGCTGCTTCTATCGCAGCGAGGGAGTCAAAATCGGTCGCTCGGTTGTTGCGGCCCCAGACTCGTTTGCGCCCGTGCGCGAAGTCGTCGGCGTGGAGTATTTGAAGGCCCGCCGCGAACGGCAGGTCTTCGAGGATTTCGCGGAAGCCCCAGCCGGTGGTCTTGGCGATGCGGTAGACATAGCTCGCGAGCCAGCCGGGGCTGTTTAGTTTCCCGACGAATCCTTCGCGCCGGGTTGGCTGGAGTAGCTGGCGAAGTATTCGTTGGTGCGCTCAAGGCAAAGGCTTTGGAGGTCGGCGATCTCTTGGGCGCTCGGAGATTGTTTTTCCATCCAGTCATCGACGGCAGCGGCGAAGCGGGGGAAGTCGTTCACGACGGCGCGGACGCTGGCTTTGGGCGCTCCGTGGATGAAGCCGAAGCCGGAGGCGCGCCACATGATGTCCATGTCGGTCGTGAGGATTTTGTTGCGCTGCATCCAGGAGATTTCCAGAGCGGCGGTGGGGCGGAGTTCCCAGCGCGAGAGCTTCTGCGGGCCGCCGGTCATGGCTTGCTCGCGGAGGACTTCGTCGTCGGTGAGGAGGTCGGTGTCGGTGGTGGTGGGTTGGGTTTGTTTTTTCATGGTTTTTTGTTTCTAGAAAAGTTTGGAGAATTTGCGTCGGGTCTCTTCGTCGGCGTTCTCAGAGAGGTAGAGGATTTTGCCGTTGCGCTTGAGCTCGAGGACGCGGGGGGTGCTTTTGTGGACATCGATCCAGGTCTCGCGGTTCACGAATCCGGCGCGGATGTAATTCACCGGATGCTCGGGGTCGGACTCTTCGAGTTCGGCGTGGCCTTTGGTCATCCAAAAAATGACTTTCGAGGCGCGGAGGCCGTTCGGGCCGTTCTCTTCAAACCAGAAGGAGGATGTCTCCTTGCCGTCTTCGCGGTGGACTCGCACGCATGGCGAGGATTCTTTGTGCTTGAAGCCGAGCGTGGTGAGGGCCGCAGCGGCTTTGATGTTTTGCGTGTAGGTGTATTTTTCCATTTTATTGTCTCGTAAAAAATCGGCTCCCTATTGTGCCGGGGAGCCTGTCGGCGGGCGTGGTGGGCTAGGACAAAACGGTGTCGTATTGCGTCATGGAAATATCCACGGAAGCGAATCCTTCGGAGGTGAGGTTTTGGGTCACGCTGTCTACGAGGATCGTGCCAGAGAGAGCGCCTGCGCCGGTATTTACAAGCGAGCTGATCTTGTCGCCGACATCAGGGACGGCGGTGCCGATGCCGTTGATCGAAATCGTGGCTTTTTTCCCGTAGCGGTGTGAGTGCTCGAGTTCGCCGTCGGTGTTGAAAATCTCGGCTTTGTCGCTGGTGACATCGTAGCTGTAGGACTGGATCAAAATATTGAGAGCGGACTCGTCTTGGATTCCGAAATCAGCAGTGATTCCGCTGGCGGCGTAGAATTGTGCGGGCATAAAAATTAGTCTTGGGTTGCTGTGATTTGGAATTCCGCGAATCCGTCGATGGATCGGGAGGTGGAGATTTGGTCGATCGTAAAGGATCCAGATACACCGGGCATGCTGCCGAGGGCACCGCCGACAGCGAGAGAGCCTGCATCGCCGACGCCGGAAATGGAGACCTCGCGTTTGAATTTGTTGTAGCCGACAGCGGCGTATTCGCCGTTCGCGCCACGGAGTTCTTGTTTTGCGGAGGTGTCGGAGATCGTGACCGCATTAACGATCATCGATCCTGCGTTCCCGCCTGTGATTCCGAAGGTGTAGGTTGCTGGCATAGGTGGTGGATTTCTTTGAGGTGGGGCTGTCAAATTTCGGCGATGCCGAGGACGAGGGTGGCGCTGCAAACCCAGCGCGAATCGGACTGCGATTCCGTGAGTCCGGTCAAAACCGCGCCGGCAAATGCGATGCCCTCGAAGTGCGTGGCGAGGGATGAGAGATTGCGGAGTGCCGTGCGGAGTGCGGAAGTGAGCTGCTGGTGCTGATCGATCTCCAGGTGCGACGGAGTAGCGAGGACGATGGAGGCCGTGGCGCGTGAGAGCGTGCCGCCGATGATCTCGACATTCTCGCACCCGGCAAAAAGGACCGAGCAGTCGGCTGGGATCGTCTCGGCGCTCTGGCCGGTGTGGACGGGGATGCCGTCAAAGGCTGGCTGGCTGCGGAGCCATGCGGCGAGGGAGGACTCGACGGGGATGTTCACGCGGCACCTCCTGGGGACATCGTTGCGAGGTATTCGCCGGGGGCGTGGGTCTCGCTGACTTGGCTGATGAAGTAGGTCTTGGCGCTGAAGGTGACGGCTTCGCCTCGGCGGGGTGGGCTTTGCAGGTCGGCGGCGAGAAAGCGGATCGAGAACTCGCCGCCTTGGCGGAGGCCGCCGGTTTCGAGATCCAAGCCGATAGAAACGGGGGCGAGGCAGACGCGGATCTCAGCCTGGCGAAATTTGACCGTGGTGCCGTGGGCGCTTTGGCGCAGTTGCGCGGAGCGGATGGCGAGGGCGTTGCGGGATGCGGGCGACACGACACTGGGGCCGTGTCAAAAGAAAAGCCCCCGCCGGAGTGAGACGGCGAGGGCTTTTGCGGGCGAGGAGCGCGGTGCGGGCGCTTTGCGGGATTAGTCTGGGATAATGAGTGCCATCGTGCCGTCGGTGAGGCCGGCGGATGCGCCGAACATCACTTCGAGCGAGGCGATGAGCGAGCGGGTGCTCTTGTCCGAATACACATTGTAGCTGATCGTGAGGCCGATCTGATCGAGCGTGACGCTGTCGCTGACGAGGTAGTCGTTGTCCGCAAGAGCGGGAACGCCTGCGGCCATGACGAGCGCCTCGGGGGAGCATGCGAAGCCCTTGAGGCCTGCTTGTCCGCCGAACGCAGTGGCGTAGTGGACGCCGTTCTCGAAGCCGTAAGCGCCTTCACCGAGGTTGAGCGCGGTGGTCGAGGTCGGGATGAGGTTCGAGTAGATGACGGGCGAAACGACGAGGCCTTTGCGGACGCTCTTGTGGACGCCTGCCCAGAGTTTGGGAAGGTCGCCGGAGGTCGCGGTGATCGCGCTCTCAGCGGATTCCACGACAGCCGCGCCGAAGTTGGCAACGGTCACGGGCGCTGTGGCGAGGGTCCAGATTTTGTCGGCGATGGCGTCGACATTGATCTGGATGAGGCGCTCCAAGCGGTGCGCGCTTTGGAGGTCGCTGTAAGCGAGGCCGAAGGGCTGGTAGATGTGGTCGAGGACGACGCTGGCTTTGCCGAGGGTCGTGCCGCCGATCGAGTTGAAGGTGGTGGGGTTCACCGATGTGGACGCAGTCGCGGAGGCGATTGGCACATGGATGGTGTCCTTTGGCTTCTTAACTTCCGAGCTGAAATCGGAGGCGAAGAGGTTCAAAGCGGAGAGGCGCTTGCTGAGGACGGTTTTTGTCTGGGCGGCGATGGAGTCCGCAACCAGGGCTGAATCGATTGTATTGGGCATTTTGGTGGTGGTGGTTTGGTTGGTTTCTCCTTGGCCTTATGCCTTGGAAATTTTGGAACGGTGCTGCCAGATGGCGGCTTTGTGTTTCTCGAAGAGGGCCGAGGCGGTTTTGCGGTCTCCGGCTTCCACGGCGGCGATGTATTCGGCGACGGGGTCGGAGGCTTCGGGGCTGGCGTTGTCGATGACTGGGACGACGCGGGCGGCGGAGAGGCCGAGGCTGCGCTCGAGGCGTTGCAGGGCTTCGCGCTCGGTGTCGAGTTGGGCCTTGTAGCTGCGGGCTTCGGCGAGGGCGCCGTCGCGCTCGGCGAGGGCGGCGTTGTATTTGGCGAGGATCTGGTCGGCGGCGGCGATTTTGGCGACAGGGCTTTCGATCGGCTCGATGACTTCGGGCTCGGGTGTAGGCTCGGCTTCGAGGACGGTCTCGACGGCGGGCTCGGCGGCCGGGGCTTCGACAACTTCGGGGGCGTTTTCGCTGACGACGGTGTCGAGGATTTCGACCTCGGGCTCGGCGACGGGTTGGGTTTCGGCTTGGCTCTGCATAAGTTTTGCTTTGGCGAAGGTGTCAAATCGGGCGCGGAGTTGGGCGGGGGTCGCAGTGGCTGCGGCAGCCACGCCTTCCTCGATGGCATCGGCGAATCCGAGGGCCACGGCTTCGACGGCATCCAGCCAGGTTTCTTCGTCCATCATTTGGGCGATGCGGTCGGCCTCCATGCCGGTCTTGCGGACATACGCGTTTCGGAGGGAGTCTTTGAGTTTGTCGAGGAGATCGGCTTCGCGGCGGAGCTGGTCCGAGTCGCCTGCACTGACGGTCCACGGGTTGTGGATCATCATCAGCGCGTTGTCGGCGATGTAGACGGGCGCGCCTGCCATGGCGATGACCGAGGCCATGCTGGCTGCGAGCGCGTCGATGTGGACGGTCAGACCGCCTTTGTGTCGGCGGAGGGCGTTATAAATGGCCGTTCCCTCAACCACGGACCCACCGGGCGAGTTGATGCGAAGGTGGATGTGCTGGCCGTCGAGCTTGCCGAGGTCGGCGAGGAACTCTTTTGACCCTGCGCCAAAAGCACCGACTTCATCGTAGAGGTGAATCGTTGCCGTGCCGTCGTTGGATTTTTCCAATGCATAGAATTTGATCATGGTGTGGGTTGGGTTGGTTGGGTGAGTGCTTCGGCTTGCGCGGGGAAGACATCGCCGAGGTTGAGGCCGAGGGATTCGCATTTTTCTTTGCGGCGAATGTAGGCGCTGAGGATGTCGTCCTCTTCGGCTTCGGCATCGAGGCCGTGCAGGTTGCAGTAGCGCTCCCAAGACATGTAGCCGGAGTCGAGAAGCTGGGCGTAGAGGCGGCCGTCGCGGCCGTTGTCCACGGTAATTTTTCGCGGGGCGACGAACTCACAGCGCCACCAATCATCTCCAGGGTAGGGCAAACGCCCGGCTTGGATTTCTTGATAGATCCAGAATTTCCAGAGCGGCCGGCAGAATTGATCGATCAGCATTTGCTGGAGCCGCTCGAGGAAGTTTTGGGCGACTTCCAGGAGGCCGCGAAATTCGGTGCCTGCGCTGCCGACGAAGATCATGAGTGCCTCGGGCGGAAGGCCCATGCCTCGGGCGATCTCGCCCATGATGGTGCGGATGAATGGCTCGAAGGCTCCGGCGGGGTGTTCGTTTTTGAAAGATTGGATGGACTCGCCGGGCTTGAGGCGCGGGATGAGCGTGCCGTTGTAGAGGGCTTCGGTGCTGATCTCTTCACCGTTGGGGCCGGTGATCATCTTGCCTGCGCCGAGGCCGATCTTTTGGGCTTCGTTGCTGGTGACGACAAATCCGATCTGCGCGCCTGCTTTGGCGGATCCTTTTTCGTAGGCGAGATATTCGACAAGGTCGTGGCAGTTGGTGATGGCGTTATGCAGCCACGAGACTCCACGGGGGTATCCTGCCCGGCGGATGTGCCGGAAATGGAGCATGTCGGCGGCTGGGACATCTTGAAATTTTCCAGAGGCCCGGTCGGTAATGACGCGATAGCTGACGGGGGCGTTGAAGCGGTCGAGAAGAACGCCGTCGAAAGCGCGCTCGTTGCTGTTGGCCGTGGATCCGACCGCCTCGGCGCCGATGAATCGGACGCGGGTGCCGCCTGCTTGGGTGGAAAGAAATTGCGCGAAGAAATCGCCGTCGCAGGCGACTTGGCGGAGGATGAGAGATTGCGCACCGTAGAAATTCACTTGGGCGCTGGCATCGAATGCCCACGCATCACCACAAGCGCGGTCTTCGAAGGCGCGCTCGGCTTGGCGGTTCCATGCGGTGTCGGAGGTGCGGGCCTTGGGGACAATGCCGGTTCCCACGGCGCGCTGGGCGAGGTGCTCGATGAGGTAGGAGGCGGTGCCGAAATTGTTGTAGAGCCAGCGGGCGCGCTGCATGAGCTCCATGCGAGTCCGTGGCGCGAGTTCGCGCTTGGGCTCGTAGGTATTCATGACAATCAAGGAGCGCTCGCGGGAGTGCTCCGCTCCTTCAAAGGCCGCTGCTTGTGGGTCTCTGCGAGGACGGCCGGCACCGGGGCGCGGTCCACCCCAACTTGATTTCTTGATTTTCGGAGCCATTGACTCCGAGGGCCGTGTCAAACGGGGGTCGTGAAAAACGAGCGGTCGAGGACCGTGCAGAGTTGCCGGCCGTTTGGCTCAGCGAGGATTTCTTCGAGGGCTTGCAGGAGGAGCCATTTTGGGAAACTGACCTGTCCGCTCGATGCGGTGCCGTCGCCGCTGATGGATGTGATGACGACTTCTTCGGAGGCGGAGAGGAATGCGGCGTCGGCGAGGGCTTGGAGTTCGGCGGTGGTCTTGGTGCGGCGGAGGTAGGATTTTACGCCGCTGATTTTGTCGAGGTCGGTCACGCCTCGGCGGGCGTGTCAAAGACTAGGATTTAACCACAGAGAGCACAGAGGACACAGAGGGGGAGGGAATTTAAAGGCGGGACTCGATGTATTTCCCGCGTGATTGATCGCCTCGGGCGCGGTCGAGCTTGTCCCAACTTTCCGGCTGCATGGACACGGATCGCGTGACGGCGGTGCGGCCTTTGGCGTTCTTGCTCTTCGCTCCTTTGGGGCGGCCCGATCCTTTGCGCGGGCCGCCGTGGGTGGTGGGCTTTTTGCTCATGGCAAGCTGATCGTGCATGTGTAGTCGCTGGAGTTCAAAGCATCGATGAGGTCGCCGACGGTTTCGGAGAATTCTTCGGCGATGGTTCCTTGCTCGGGGTCGTATTCGACTCCTGTGCGCTCAAGGCGCACTTGATCGAGGCGATCACTCTCGCTGTCGGTCATGCCGGCGCGCATAACGCGGACGGCTTGGCGTAGGTCGGTGATTTCGTTGGCGATCTCCTGCTTCCCGTAGCCCATGTTTCGAACCAGGCAGAATCCGACTTGGATTTGCTCGCTGGCTTTGCTGTCGGCGGCGTTGAGTGTGATGTTGTAGATTTCTTGGATTTTCATTTTTTCAAGCGGGTGGAGGTTTTAAGGTTGTGGGCGATGAGGAGGCTCTCGGATTTTTCGATGGCGAAGGTCAGTTCCTCAAGCGTGTTTTTCAACTGCTTGCCGAACAGGACAAGGTAAGCCAGGGCGTTGTAGAGTTGTTTTTCTGAGGTTTTCATTTTTGTCGTGTTGGGTGGTGGCGCGGGGATCGAACCCGCGCCGGGTGGGGTGTTAGGCGGCGCGCTGGCGATCAGCGCTAAAAATTGGGGCCATGCTGTAACGCTCCGGGCAGATTTGTTCGACTCCTTGCCATTCATAAATTTTGGCTTTGCGGACTTTGCCGTCATATTCGATTTGTGCTGTCTTAGGGGTGCGGGAAATTATCCGCATGGTGTAGATGCACTCGTGATTGCATGTTGAGCGTGTGGCGAGAATTTGGCCGGCTTTAATTTTGGTGTCTTGTGTTGTGGTGATGTTCATTTTGTCGTTTTGGTTTTTGGTTTTTGTCTCTGCCGTGGTGGCTTCGATCTGTGGACACTCTAAGCCATCTTGATTTCTCGTCAACAACTTTTTTTCAAGAAAATGAAAAAAATTTTGGAGGCCCGCAGAGCCGCTTAAAACCTAGCTCGGCGGGCGGGGGTCATTTCGGTGAGCGCACCGAGATGATCAGTTTTTCAAGATGTGCCAGGCGACATGGCAGAGTTTCACGGCGTCCATGTAGTGATCTTGCGCGACGGATTTCCAGACGAACTCTTGCCCGGTGGCGGTCTTGCGGGGGACGAGGCGCTGGCCGCTCATGCCGCGAAGGAAGTCTTCGCCTGCGTCGCGCGGGATGGCGAGCGGGGGCTTGCCGTTGCGGATGCGGTCGATGAAGAGTTCCGTCTTTATGGCGTGGTCCACGAAGGTGTAGAGCACGACGCCGGGAAAGTCGTCGATGACGGTGCGCCCGATGCGGCTGCCGAAGGTTGCGCCGGAGCCTTTGGCGGCGTGCCAGAATCCGGCGCTGGTTTGGCACGCGGTGTAAACGCGGAATGTGGCGAAGCCGGAATCCATCAAGCCACACTCGGGGCGGACTTCCTGCCCGCTGGGCGTGCGGTAGATGCGGCGGGGTGAGTCGGCGAGGAGGTCTTCGATGGTGAGCGTGGTGCCGTAGTCGAGGACATAGCTCTGGCCGTTGGCGTCGAAGGCGACCGTGGTCCAGTGCTGTTTGTCCTGGCCGATGTCGGCGCAGGTGACGATGTGCGCGGGTTCGATCGGGCAGGTGCCGCGCGTGTAGTCGCCGCGGAGGCTGAGAATGTTGGCGTCGCCGATTGATGTCTCGACCTGTTCCCACGGCATGGCCATCGTGCTGTTCGTGAAATCTTGGAGGCCGTTGAGCGTGTCCTTGTCGCGTAGGAATTTCACGGCGAGCGCGCCGAAGGTGCAGGAGCGCCACGGCGCGTAGAGGGAGTTGAGGTGGAAGCTGCGGAAGCCGCGCTGTGCGCTGGGGTTTGTGGCCTGCCATTTGCCGTCTTGCAGGGCTTCGATCTTCTGGCCGTCGTTCCACTCGCCTCCGCACCGCTGGCAAATGTAGCGCGCGGACTCTTCGACTCGGGCCATGTTCCACTTGTCGGCCACTTTCGCGTCGGTGTCCCACTTGACCTGTTCCCAAAGTAGCTCGATGCGTTCGTGGCAGTGCGGGCACTCGAGCATGAATTTCTCCTGCGTGCCTTTTTGGTATTCCTGCCATATCGCGCCGTCCGGCGTGGTTGGCGTGCTGGTCTTGACGCGAAGCGCGCCGACGAAGGACTTGGTGCGGTTCTCCGCGAGGAAAAGCGCGGAGGTTTCTTGGTCGGTCTCGCGGGCGAATTTGTCCACCTCGTCCATCAGCAGGAGACCGGCGGGGCGGCTGGCGAGGTTTGCCGGGGAGTTGCTGCCGACGAAGACGAGCGAGCACCGCGAAAAATGCTGCTCGAGGTTTTTGAAGCGATGCCGGTCCGCAGGCTTCTGAGCGGCGAGCGTGGCGCTGTCATCGAAGAGCGGTAGCCAGCGCGTCTCGGAGAAGGATCGGGCGAGGCCTTCGGTGGGCATGACCCACACGACCGGCTGCGGCTTGTTGACGATACGCCATGCCGTGCCTGCTTGCACCATCGTCGTCTTGCCGGTCTGCGTTCCAAAGACCAGCACGAGGTCGGAAACATCGACATCGCCAAAGCACTCGAGCGGCTCGCGGAGGTAGGGCGTGAGGCGTGTCGAAAATGCTCCGGGCATTTGCGTCTGCCGCTCGCTCAATATCACTTCGTCAGCGCACCACTCGGTGACGGTGCGCCGGTCAATCGGTGCGTAGATTGAGCGCAGGTGTTCGCGTAGGGCTTCGGCGGCGGGGGTCATGCCGTGGGAAGATGGAGCGCCGGGGTCGGTATCGAGCCGCCCTCTGCACCTTGGAAAGGTGCCGTGTCCGTAGTATCACTTCCGGCGCGTTTGGGTTTTCCGAGATACATTCCTGCACCGCGTTTTTGTATCTCGGAGAACGGTAAAATCGGGACTGTCAAACGGCTTCGGGCCGCTGGATTGAGAAAATAGATGTAACGGAGTTGGAAGCCGGAAAGCGGTTTTCCGCCAGTGTGCTTTCCTCCGGTTAGCTCACTTCCAATAGTTCCATCAGGCCGCTGAACAATAGATGTGTTTTCACGAATCCCCGTAAGAACAAACCCACTTGCCCGGTAAATCGTGCCATCGCCGCATTGCGTGCCATCGGCGAAGGAAACGACCCATTCAATGTGGGGGTAGGATTTGCGAATCAACTTCATGGCGACGCTGATGGCGCGGCTTTCGGAATTGCGAGGAAGCCAATCGGAGAAGGCCATGCGATTGAGCTCGATGAAATTGTTCCAGCCGGTGCATTCGACGAGGCCTTGGATTTTTCGTTTGTCGAGGGACGGGCCGAATTGCATCGCGCCGCCGCATTTGCCGTTGAGAAAAACGCCGAAATGTAGCTGGGAGTTTTGAACGACCTTGCCGGAGTAGTGGCAGGATTTCACGATTCGGTCGGCATCGGAGCGGCTGATTGGCTTGACGCCAATATCCTTGGCGCTCATGCGTGGGCGCGGTTGAAAGATTGGCAGATGAAAGCGAGGGCGTTGCCGTTGCTGTTTTCGTTCACGGCGGATTGAGCGTGTCCCATTTCTTTCGCTTTGGAGATGGCGGCTTCGACTTCCTCGGCTTGCTCGTCGTGGAGGGTAAAAGTTTTTTGCTGGAAGGGTTGCTTGTCTCCGTCGGCGAGCGTGGGCATTTCGGCTTCGGAAATATCAAAGACCCCGGCGTCGGAATCGGTGAATCCAAGCTCCGCGACATCCAAGTCAGCGGCCGCGAGATCCGCCAGCTCGAGCTTGAGCATTTCCTCATCCCACCCGCCGCCGATCTCCGCGAGGCGGTTGTCGGCGAGGATGTAGGCGCGGCGCTGCGTGTCGGTGAGGTGGCCGAGGCGGATGCAGGGGACGGAATCGAGGGCGAGGGATTGGGCGGCGAGCACGCGCCCGTGACCGGCGATGATGCCGTTGTCCTTGTCGATGAGGACGGGGTTGGTGAAGCCGAACTCGCGGATGCTCCCGGCGAGCTTGGCGACTTGGCTGGCGTCGTGCTTTTTCGCGTTGCGCGCGTAGGGGATGAGGTCGGAGGTTTTGAGGTGTTCGATGGTCATATGGCTTTTCGGATGATGGTCGTGAGGTTGTCGGCCCACTCGGCAAGGGTGGCTTCGATGGTTTTCTGCGGTTGGCCGTGCAGCCGGGTGGCGAGGGTCTTGGGCATGACTTCGAGGAGCTGCTTGGCGGTGATGTGCGGGCGGCTCGTGATGTCGCGCGCTTCGTCGTAGAAGAGGGTGATGGCTTCCTGGCGTTGCCAGTCCTTGAAATCCTTCTCGGCCTTGATGCGGTTGTTCCGGCTGGCGATGTAGATTTGGTTTGCCTTGCGGATGTCTTCGACCGATCCGCCGTTGCGCTTGCAGATGACGAGTTCGTTGTAGCCGACCTTCTCGGCAAGGCGGGCGCGGCGTAGGGATTGGCGCGGCGTGTTGTCTTCGTCGTCCGGCTCGGGTGCGCTGTCGTGAACCGGCGGCGGGGGAGGAACTGGCAGAGGCTCGGCAGGCTCTGACACTCTCGGAGGTTCGGCGACCTTTGAGAGTTTCGGCGCCGGTGGCGGTGTGCCGCGTTGCCCACGCTTGGCGCGCGGCGGTGCGTTCGATTCGCGCCACGCTTGGGCGGCGTCCACGCTGGTCGTGGGCATGCCTTTCTTGACGAGACGGGAGACGACCGACTTGTCGATGCCTAAGGCGTTGCTTAATTCCGTGATTCCCACGGACAATGCAACGATGTCAAATTATGCAACGCTCAAAAGAATGACGAGCGACTGGCAAACTGCGATGGTTGAACCATTTCGGTAGGGTTCCCATGCCGCCCCCCTCATTCGGAGTCGGCCAGCTTCGCGTTGATGCGCTCGATCCATTTGTCGTCTTGCTTTGGTTTCATTTTCTTCTTCAATGGCTTGCGCTTGGGTTTGGATAGCCATGGGAATTTTGTTTCGTGCGCCTGTTCGATGGTGACGAACCGATGCCCGGCTTTGCATAGTCTGCGCCTGTATCCGTCGCGGGTTGCGATGACTCGGGTGTTGGTGCCGCAGGTCGGGCAGGTCACTGGGATTGGTTGAGCATTAGTGCTCTGTCGGCTATGTCGCGGAGTTTGGCGTTGCGCTCGAGCAACTCGTCGCGCTCTCGCTTGGCTTCGCTCAAGTCCCCCAGAGCAACTTCAAGCGACTGTCTTGCGTCTTCCAACTTGTATTGAGCCTCGTCGCGCTCGCGCCTTGCGTCTTGTGTGAAGTTGTAGTTCACGCATGAGCCATGAATGGCCTCATCCCGCTCGCGCTCCATGCGTCGGCTATGCTCCCACAAAATCGGATGTGAGTGCATTGCCGCTTGCGCTAATTGAACTTCAAGGTGATCCGTCTCGGGCGTGTCGCTCATGCCAGTAGCCCCCGGATCCGTGCCGCTGTTGCCTCCATAGGCGTGAGGAGTTCGAGTGCGCGCTCGAGCCGTGCCTTGTCCCACTTGCCGATGTCGTCGGACATCTTGCGCTCCCAGAGTTGGAACTTCTGACTCAGCCCCTCGATGGTGACGATCGCTGTGGTTTTGTCCGTAGGATTCAGCGTGGGCTTTTCGGCCGGCAATGCCAGCCCGAGGTCCAGCTCGAGTTGGAGTTCCGTGTCCGCCATAAACTCCGCGCCCCACCGCTTGGTCGCATAGTCTCGGGATTGAGCCAGCCACTTGGATGCGGCGTGCTTGCAGGTCAGGATGTCCTTATGGATCGCCATCCACTCCTCGCGGGTGGCGTCTGGGTTGATGGTCACGCCGCTGAGGGTGTATGTCTTTTGGTCGATGAGTTGTGTCATGGTGTTGTGGTTTTGAGTGATGCTCTGTATCTGGCAATGGCTGCCGACTTGGCAGCCGTGTGTGGATCCGTGGCTTTCGCCCGGAAAGTTTCTCTGGAGGAGTTTCGTTTGCGGAACTTCGTGCAGTCGAATGTGTCGCGCTTGCCGCTGAGGACATCGCGCACGCCGACCGTGTAATGGCTCACGAGCGCCCTGGTGACGCCCAGCTCCCGCGCCACCTGCGCCTGGGACATTTTGCCGTTGAGCTGGTCGAGGCCAGCCGCGAACGCGATCGCGTTGGCCATGACCGGCAGGTTGTTGGTCTCGAGCAATAGCCCGACCACTTTGCCAAGGGTCAGCGCCTGCTGACGAACCTCGGCGGCTTGGAGCATCGAAATGACTTTGCGAGCCACGGCGGGCGTCGTGCCGAGTTCATCGGCGAGCGTGTCTTCGGGTGTGTCGAGGTCGTAGTCTGGCATATAGGCAGGCTCCCCGTTTCTTGCGGTGAATGAGTTATTCATGTGAGTGTCCAAAATTAAAACCCGACCGCAGGCGTGCGGCCTCGATCTTCCGTCGTTCGGGCGTCTTGCTCCAAAATCGATCGCAGGCGGCGGACATTTCATCGAGCATGTTGGCCAGCCAGGCTTCTCGGAACTCCCGGAAGCCGGCCACCTCTTGGATGATCTTCCCTCGCCCTCCGAATTTGGGTTTTTTGCGTTTGCTCATGGCCGTGCCGTCCTCCGGTTAAACTCGGCGATGAGCAAAGCGTCCGCCGTGGCGTGCGTGACCTTGAGGGTCGGGAAAAGCTCCTGCGCCCGGCGCTTGCTGACATTCTTGTCGCCCTTGGTCAAACACCCCATTGCCTTCTGCCACGCTTGAGGCCGCACACGCTCGTAAGGCACCCGCAGCGCGGTCAGAACCGCTTGAAGGCGCCCATACCCCTCCCCGAATGTGAAAGCCGATTTAACGCCCATCTGCGGCGAGGAGTGAACCAACTCCAGCACCGCCCGAGGCTCTGCCAGCGAAATGGAGTCGCTGAGAAGGTCGATAAGGTCTCGGTCAGTCTCGGGCATTTTGTGCGCCCATGGGTCGCCGAGGGTTGGGATGAATGCGATACCGCCGGACAAGCCGGGGTCTATTCCTATGTAGAGTTTCATTTTGTATTGGTTTGATTGTCAGAGATTCGTTCGGAAAATGTCGCCGTGGCGCCGTTCATTTGGACCGGCACGGCCCCGCCTCGCTCGCCATCGCGGTTCTTCATGATGGTCAGGAATTGCTCCTCGGGCTGGCCTCCCACGAACCACACATGATCCGAGTGGTGACCGATGGCGCGGGACTCGCGGAGCTTCGGCGGGTTGTCGTCGTTGAGCTGGGAAGCCGTCGCCACCGCGACATTGAGGTGGAGGGCCAGAGACTTGAGCCGCTTCGAGACCTCCGAGACATGTTGCTCGCGGGTCTCGTTGGACCCGAGCGCCCGCAGGTGAATGAGTTGGATGTAATCCACCACGATCAGGTCGGCCTTGTCCTTCGCCACCAACTCCCTCGCCGCCCCATCGATCGCCTCCCACTCCGTCAAGTTGCTCTCGACCTCGAGCGGGTAGTGCGCCAGCTCCTGCGCGTAAGCCGTGAACTTGTCCGACATCCCACGCGACTTCTCCCCTTCCCTGTTGCTCATGCGAAGGATGCCCACCGGAAACCCACACATGGCCGAGAGCATCCGCCCCACGACCTGAGTCGCCGGCATCTCGAGCGAGAAGACCGCCACGCGCTTCCCAGCCCGGAGAGCATGGAGCGCCATTTGCAAGAGCATGATCGACTTGCCGCCCGAGGTCGGCGCGGCCACGGTCAGGAGTTCCCCGCGCTTCAGGTGCGCCACGCCGTCCAGCGCGCCGATCCCCGAGCCGAAGGTCTCCACCGGCTCGGTCTTCTCCAGGTCGGCGATCAACCCGTCGATGAGTTGCTTCATGCCCACGCGGGGCGTCTCCTGCATGGCCGCCGCGCCGTTGAGCGCCTCCGCCACGGCAGCGATGTCGCCCTCCTGCCGGAGAAACCCCTCTTCCGCCTTGCGGATTGCGGCCAGCGCCGTGCGGTAACGCCTCGCATCCATGAGCGCCCCGCGATGCCAAGCCGCCGTCCCCGAGTCGCCTGTGGGCATGACATCGTGGAGGTCATTGAGTTCGTGAACCCCGCCCGCCGCGTCGAGTTGACCCGTGGCCTCGAGTTGCGCCAGGACCGCCATGAAATCCGTCTTCACGCCGTCCTCGTGCAGTTTGCGGATCGTGCCGAGGATCAGTTTGTGCTTCTCGTAAAAAAACAGGTCGTCCGGCCAGCTCATCGCGTCCAGATTGGCAAAGTTCTGCATCAGGCACGAAATCGCCGCCCGTTCTGCCGGTTCGTTGAGAGGGATCGCCGCCTTCGGCATGGGGACAATCTTTTCCATGATTGCGTTCATAGGGACATGGGGGCTGGCGTGCTGCCGTAGGCAGACGCCTTATTTATCTTCTCTTCTCTGGTAACGCTTTTGTAACGCTGTGAGCGTTTCTCTTCCGTTACATCACCGTTACCGCGATGCTTGTTGACTCGACGCCCTACAAGTGCTCGCTCCTTAGCGGTTTGAGTGTTGTGGCGGTCAAAGTTCACAAAGGTGATTTTCGCATCTTTCACGCGCAACCACCCCGCTTCGACGAGGCTTTCCGCGAAGCACTCATTGCCCGCCATTTTGTTCAAATGTGAGAAAGCCGCGATTGTTGTAACGCCGTCAGCGTTACAATTCCGTGACGCCCAACCCCACACCTGGATCAACGCCCCGACCACCGCATTCGGTGCCATCTTCGTCGCCTCGGCGATCTGTAAGACCTCGGGTTTTTCGGGTAAGTGGAGTTCCACCTTAATCCATTCTCCGGCCATGTTATTCTTGTCCTTCCATTGTAAAAAGTTCCTCTATCAAAATTCGAAAAGCTCTCTCGGCTGTGGCAGGCACGACTCCGTTGCCGAGGAGTCGCAGTTCGTCGGTTCGATTGTCACAGGTGACGCACAGCTCGGCATAACCCATCCAATCGGCAGGCCCATCAGCGTCTCCACCCAGCGCGGATTGAGCTTCCCCGTTTGCGTCCTCTCCACCATCGGAGTCAATTCCTTGTATTCCCGCTCCTCGTTGCCCCTGCCGCTCTTGTGGTCGCGGGCTGTTGGTGTTCCCCAGCAAGCCTGCTCGTTCAGATTCTTCACGCCATGGCCCTTGGCCCTCATCGCTTCGATCTGCTCCGGTGTCTTCGGGCCTTGGGCATCGTGGGCTTGAGGCGTTGCCCAGTTGCCCCCCTTCACCTGCTCCTCCAGCACCTTCCCGCCAGTCCCTGGCGCTCGACTGCCTGGGCATCCCGCCCTCGGTGTTGCCCACGACTCTTGGCGGCTCCCATCCGTGCTGGGGTTCGCCGGGGCGGCTTGGCCATGCTTGACGGCATCCGAAAGTTTTGCTCCGTAAGCTACCGGATTCTCCTCTTTGTGGTTGTGATAACTGACCGCCCTTCCATCTATCCATTCCGTCTTGTAGCTGCCGCCCGTTGTGTCCATGACGGCTGGCGTCGGCCAATTCGCCGCATCCTTCACCCTCGCAGTTTGGGCATCCGTATTTTCCAAGCAATTCGTGGTCGAATTCGTAGCCACAAAACTGGCATGGCCTTCTGCAATCATCATCGCCATCGTTCCAAGCGGAATCGAATTGCGATGCTCCTGCGATTTGCCAACCGAGTTCTTTGACTCGTTGACGCTGATCGTAGGCCAAGATAAAGACGCGCTTTCTCTGGTGCGGTGCGCCGACTTCAGCCGCGCTGAATATTCCCCACGCCGTTGAATAACCAATTTGTTCCAACTCTCCAACGACCTCTCGGAGTCCGAGGGAGATGTGTCCTTCGACATTCTCGAAATAGCAGAGTCGGGGGCGAAGAAGTCGAATTCCGTCTGCGATGAAAGGCCAGAGGTGCCGAGGGTCTTCTGTGCCGAGCCGCTTTCCGGCTGCGCTGAATGGCTGGCAGGGATAGCCCCCAGTGAGGATGTCCACGCGGTCACGAAACTCTGCCCATGGGAAGGATTTAAGATTCGTCCAGATAGGTGCTGCGTCCATGAGTCCCGCTTCCATTTTGCTGACCAAGTTCGCGCAGGCGAAGGCTTCGATCTCACAAAGAGCGACCGTGCGCAGATTTCGGATAACTCGGTGGAGTCCAAGCTCAATGCCGCCGTATCCGGCACAAAGGCCGAGGTGTGTAATTGTTTTGGGAGTATCCACATTATTTCTTTCCCTTCATAGTGTTTGCATTGCGCTCGATGTATTTCCGCACGCGCTCCATGTCCGCCTCCGCCACCGCCTGCTCGGCTAGCGAGTAAGTGTGCCGGTAGTTCGGCAGCGGCTCCGCCCGTTGAATGCGCGGCCCGATCGGGCAGTCGTTCAGACAAATGGAGATGCGGAGGGAGAGGTCTTGGGTCATTTAGATGGAGATGACTTCACAACCGCTTTCGAGCTTGCTGGCAGGCTTAATAGGTCTGCTTCACGAAAGAGGAATTTCCTACCAAGTTGGACATAGGTTATTTTTCCTTCTTTAATGTAACGGCGAACAGACCTTGGGTTAGAACGAAGAATCTGAGCTGCCTCTTTAAGTGTTTTATATGTTGTCATGGGTTAAATCCTGCGCGTATCCACGCCGCGCCCCGGAAGGTTGAATCAGAATGGGATGTCGTCGGTCTCTTTGGCGGGTTTGGCCTTCGTCGCGGGGGCCGAGGATTTGGGTGACATCCAGCGTTCGAGGGTGTTGAAGCGATGGCCGGAGTCGGCTCCCTCTTCCTCGCCAAGAACGACCGTGGCCGTCTTGCCGATGAAATCCTCGGGCTGCACATCGATGTCCTCCCCTGGGACCACGGCGAACCCGCAGGCTTCGCGCACTTGGTCAATCTTCCACCCCGCTTTTTCGGTGAATGTCAGGTGCTCATGGACTTCCGGCCCCTTGGCACCCTCGCCGATCTCGACGCGGCAGATGAGTTTGATCATCGGGTTTCCGGCCTTGGAGAGCTTCTCCATGGCGTTGACGATTTCGACTTTGTAGGTTCCCGGCTCCACGAAATAGACGGGTTTCGGTTCGGATTGTTTGTAGGTAGGCATGTTATTTTTTGGTTTTGATTTGGCGCAGGGTGTTTATGGGTGACCCTGCTCGCACCGCTGACTCGTCCATCTCCACGCCGGCGTCGGCGCAGAACTGGCGAAATTTGTCGGCGCCCATCTTCCCGCCGAGGGCGAGGATGAGCGTCTCTTTTGAAACATTGGCGGAGGCCCGAGCGATGGCATCGGCCTCGACGAACTGACGGCCTGCGCCGGTCGTGACTTTCCAGCCCGGAATGTCCTCACCAGCGGCGAGGCGTTCCTTCAAAGCATCGATGACTGGCTCGGCGATCTGCTTTTCCGCCAGCTTCCAGTTCGCGGCGAAGGCCGAAAGCTCGACCGGATTGGCGAGGATTTGGTCGCGGATGTCGGAGAGTGCGAGGTCGGACTTGACTAATGCCAGCGCCTCGGAGGATTGACGCACCAAGGCTCGGCACCCGTTTTGATGAGCGCACCAGCCGCAATACTCATTCGGCGTCGGCTCCGCCAACCGGCTGCTGGCGTTTGCGATTACCGCCGAAACGGTCGCCTCGGCTTGCTCCCTCGTGAAGGTGTAAGTCCGCCTAACTCTCTGATCGACATAAACGACATGAGCCGTCCACGAGTCGGCGAAATGCTCGTGCATGCAGGCCAAACAATAGGCCGCAAGTTGCTCCCTATAATTTCTGACTTGGCCCGTTTTTACATCTGCCACCCACTGAGCCCGAACGCATACCGCATCAGCCGTTCCCGGCTTCGAAAGGCCAGGCACCTCCATGCCGAGATATTCTTCGCGGGTCTCGACATGGTAGCCGCCCGACAGGGTGCGGAGTTCGTCCACGCCCCACCGCGCCACTGCCTGATCCTCGGCGGCAAGGCCGTCGTAGGTGGTCGGATCGTCAACCAAAAGCTCGCGGATGGCTTTGTCTAATAGAGTCCCACGCTCGGCTGCTGGGCTGGTGCCAGGTGCGCCCGTAAACAGGGCGCACTCGGCGAGCTTCGGCAAGGAGGAAGGGGAGATTTCCTTGATCATGCCGCCACCTCCATTTGAGCCTTGGCTTTAGCCACTAGGGCGGCAGGCCGCGCTACGATCTGCTGGCGAAGTTTCTCACTGGCATCTCGCCATGTCTGGCCCTCTTGGATGGATCCGTTGCTAACGAGGAAGAGGTTGACGACTTCCTCGTTGTCCTCGAGGACGGCCACCGACTCCCGGCCAATGATCTCCACGGCAGGCGCCGAGGTTTTGGGTGCAGGTTTCCCAAAAACATGCGCCACGGATTCCCATTCCATCGGCAGCTCCTCGGCGAGGCCCGAGCGGGTCTTCGCGTCGTAGGCCGCCGAGTGGGTGGTCAGGATAATGCGCTCCTTGCCCCCGATGCCCTTGGCCTTGCCGTTCTCCTGAGAAACGGCCTTCGTTTTGAA